GGCCCCGGCGAAATCCGGAACAGCAAGGCGCCCGTTTGTTTGCGCGATGAGATCGGCGATAGCCATTTAGGTCGCCGCCGCGCCAGCGAGACCGGAAAGCCCGCCGGTTGAGTACGCCGTCACGCCCTTCCCGACAGTCTTCGCGAGATCCATGAAGTTCTGGAATCCGCCCTGCAGTGCATTTTGGGCGCCCATGGTCCCGGCCGCTTGCGCGTTGCCGATGCCCTGCTGCCCAAGTGCGTACTGACTGCCGTAACTCTGACCGAGCTGGTTTCCCTGGGTGGTCGCGCCGTAGCCCATGCTTGCCAGGCCGGAAAGGCCTTGTGCGCGAGCGTTCGCCATTCCCATGCCGCCAGCCTGGTTTGCCTGCCAGCGCTGGTATTGGCGGTCTAGGTCGGCGTCCGATGCCTGTGACGCCATGCCCTGCCCGTACGCAGTCAATTCCTTGAGGGCGCCGCCCGAGTTCTGCAGCCCTCGCGCCGCTTGGGAGTTCATCGCGGAATCCATTCCCTGCTGCAATCGGAACTGGTAAGCCGGGTCGCTGGATGGGTCGAACGCCTGAGGATCGAACTCCTGGAACTTGTACCCGTAGTAACTCGACGGATCCGCAAGCCCTGCGAGCTGGCCTTGCAGCCCGGTCTGGCCCGCCGACTCCCACGGCTTGAGCGATTCCATGCTCTGGCCGTAGATCTCGCCTTGCTTGTCGACCCCGCGCTGATATGCGTCGGCAAGCTGCCTTGACGCTTTTCGCGCAGCTTGGGCGCCTGCGTGTCCGGTGAACTGGTCTACCGCGTCGGTGACGCCATCCCAAAAGCTCATTTGCTACCCCGTTGGTTCCTGGTAGCCGCCGCATCGGGCGAGAGGCTCGCGCCTACTCGGAATATAGCACCGATCAGGGGTGATCGATGTTGTATTGCTCCAGTGCTGCGACCTTGGCGGCAAGCGCTTCGCTCTGCGCTGCCAGTGCGTTGATTAGATCGGTTTGCTTCGTGAAAATCCGCTGCCAATACGGATCGAGGACTCCGCCCGACCCTTCGAGCCAGGCGGTTCGGAAATTCGGCTTTTCAAGGCGAATCGGCGCGCTCATGGCGTCACCGCCGTAGCCTCGATGTAGGCGCCAAGCCACGGCTGCTTGATTGGCTCCGTGCTGGTCACTTCGAAGACGCGCTCGCGCGCCTGCCCCAGATGCGAGCCCCACCGCACGCGCTTGGAGTATTCGCCTTGCTTGCCCATCGACCGCCACAGCTCGCCGGGCCAGGTGCGACCGCCGTCGTTGGAGATTCGGAGCATCATTTGTGGCGCCGATCCATCGCCAGTCAGCGGGGCGCTTCCGGCATCCTGGAAGATCTCCAGCGACCAGTAGGAAACGATGGCCCGATCCGCGTGGTAGGTCGGGAATCGGCGCATCCGCTTGATGCGATCTTCGCCATCCTTGTACCAATCCATGTCGAACCAGTAGAGCGTATCTGACCGGAAATCACCGACGAGGTTCTTCCCAAACGCGAACGCGAGGCACTGCGATAGGTGCCTCTGGATCACGCCGGTCGACGGCACCATGTAGCCGCGGTCATGCCATTCGCCCGTCGTCACGTCGTAGCACAAAGTCTTGTTTGCGGTCGGGAGGGTCAACACGTAGAAAACGTGGCCCTCTTGCGCGTAGCAATAGGCTGTCGCGTCGGTGAGCGTGTCGCGGCTGATCTGGTATTCGGTGCCGTAGTTCGAAACGCGCTTCGGGAGCCCGTGCCCCTGCGACATCCACACGGACCCGTAGCCATTTTCCGCCGCGCCAAGCCAGAAGATCACGCCAGAGATCGAGGCGACGCCCCATTGTGCAGCGCAGCCGATCGGGATCACTGCGGACGGGAAGCGCTGGAAGATGTAGATCGGGTCGGTCGAATGGTACCAGACCTCGACAGATTTCGAGCCGAAAAGCCAGACTTCGAGGTTGACGACCGCCATGGACACGATCGCATCCGGGAAGCCTTCGGCGGAGGCGAAGTTCAGGGCGGGCCATACCGTGCCGTCGTTGAGCTGGGACCAGTAGAACTTTTGACTCCCCGGCATTTCGACTAGGAAGAATCCATCCAGGAAGCAAGCGAAGAAGCCTCCCGGATAGTTGATGTCGGTGATTTTCGACGCGGTGTTCGCGACCAGGTCGAAGATCCAGCCCTGAGAGGCCCAGCCGTCGGCAAGGAAGATTTGCGCGCCGTTGTCGACCATCGTGACGCGGCCCTGGCTCGATTCTAGGCGCCAACGTAGCGTTCGGTTGAAGCTGGCGTCGAATTCATACACCCCATTCTCGAACACGCCAAACAGACGCCCGGATGCCGAAGCGTAGAGGCAGCGATTCCCGCCGATCCCCGTGGATGGCGAGACGACCCGCATACCTGGGGTGTCGATCAGCGCGGACGGGACGCGGGCCCCATCGGATTCCATGTATTCCGGGTATTTGTTGAGCGTCCTTTCGGCGTCCACGCTGGTCGAGCGGTGCGAATACGACCCGCCGACAAATGCGGCGGCGCGCACCGGCCCGATTTGCCCGACCTTCGCGCTCATGCCCGCGCCCAATACCCGGTCTGCGGGTTCCACGCCTGGCCGGAGCGCCCCAGGATGTCGCCGCAAACCAACTGCGTGTCGACCGTGTTGTTCGCCTTGACGCGCGCGAGGCTGCTGATCTGCATTTCCTGCGCGGCCTGCGAGAGAGGCTTGTTCATCCCGGTGGCGATGCGGTGGGCCAGGTTGTAGACGATCGCCTCCTGGTAGCCGGGGGGAAGGTCGACAATCTCCGTCATGTTCGTAAGCTGCGCGAAATGCACGCGGCTCGTCAGGCGGACCGGGTTGTCGGTCGATGGGGTCGGGTAGAACGAGACAGATGCATTCGGGTAACTGTACTGCACACCCATTGCGTACTGGACGGAATTCGTCAACCCTTTGACGCGGATGGAATTGTACTCGACGTTCGAGATGATGTCCATCGGGTATTCGATGGAAGCGGAAATGCGGACCTGAGCGGCCACGATCTCCACGGGGCGAGGCATCACCCACGCTCCAGTTGGGCCGACCGTGTAGGTGGCCTGCCCTGGCGTCAGGGTGAAAACGTCGTTGCGCTCGGCGTAGATGGCGAGAGAATCGGCGGTCCAGGAGTCGAGCATGGAATTGAGCTGGAACAAAGCATCCTTCGCAGTGTTTGCATCAGGGTCTTCCCCGGCAAACAGCACGTTGGTCGTGTTCAGCGCTGCCCGGATCAACTCAAGGACCGTCGTATTCATCAGAGCCCCTTTTCAGCCGCCAGCTCGCGCAACTTCTCGACGCCGGAATTCCCGCCAAACGGGACGCCAGCGGCCTTCAGTTTCTTCTTGAGTGCCTCGCGTTCGTCTTCGTCTCCGGCGCCTTCTGCAGGCTCGCCCCAGACATCGCGGAAGCCCTTTTCGCGCGCGATCTTCTCTTCGTCGCCGTCACCAACAAGGATCGAATCCGCAGCGGTCGCGAGGTACAAGAACTTCGGGTATTCGTTTTCCATGATCCCTCCAGAAAAGAGAAAGGGGGAGTTCTGTCCCTCCCCCTCGGTTCCTTAGTACGCCAGCCTGCAAGCCCATTCGGGCCGCAAGCAAGCCCAACCCCAGAGCCCGTCAATGCGAAGACGGATCTGGTCGTTGTCGCCGGAGTAGTACGCGATCACGCGGAACGAGTAGTCGTCCACGGTCATGCGGCTGGCGGCGATCACGCCCTGGGTCGGCATCTCCATTTCGGCCATCACGAAGGTCAGCGCGTCGCCGTGGAAGGCAAGCGACTGCTCGGAGGACGAGTTGGCGTCGCCAGTCAGGACGGTGATTGCGGCATTGTTCGCGGCCTGGCTGTCGACGGTGGCGTATGCTCCGCCGTAGACGATCGCGGGGGCGATCGAGAGAGCGGACAGGCCGGATCCGTCGGTGTTCGCGTCGGCGGTGATGGTGAACCGCTTCAGGTACGGGAGCTTGGTCTTGGTCAGCGGGTTCACGTCGTACACATTCGCGATCGTGATGACATCGCCAGCCTTGAAGAAGCCGGTGATGCTGTTCGCGCCGCCCTTGATGTTCAGCGTTCCGGCCTGGTAGGTAGCGCCGGTGTTCGCGCCCTGAGCAAGATTGACCTGCAGCGGTCCGCTGTAGTTGCCTGCCGTGTGCGTGTTCACCGACTGCGAAGCCGCGATGTCGTCGTAACCCAGCACGCCCGAGGCGAAAGCGCCCTTCTTGTACTGGTCGCCGATGTCCTTCTGGCTGTTGAGCAAGCCTTTGAGCGCATCGATGTACGAAACCTGGACCTGGGTGGAGGTGATCAGGTGGCGGTCGTCGATGGGTGCGGCCTGGTTGGTGATGTAGGCGTTGGCCTGCATGATGTGCTGGGCGCCGTTGGAGCTCGTCGGCTGGGTGCCGGGAGTGCCCACGATGTTCGCGATCTTCTTGTAGAGCGCGTACCCCTCCAGGTCAGCCTGGGCGGCCAGGTGCTGCGCGGCGGGGGCCGTGTAGCGCGCGGTGAACTCCTCAACGCTCATGGTGAGGTCGGCGTAGGAGATCAGGTAATCGACGCCCTTCTGCTGGCCGACGTTGATGGTGGTCACGGGATCGGCCAGGTCGTTCGCGGAGAACGTCGCACCGGTGCGGACCTGGAACTTGTTCGGCTGGCGAACCCGCAGGCTGTAGCCGATCTTTCCGGGGGTCCGGGCGAAATCCTTGTCGAACTGGCGATTGACGCGAGAGCCCAGGATCAGGTTGTTTTTGAAGAGGCGAAGGGTTTCCTTCGATGCCTTGTCGATGACAGCAAAGCTGTTGCTCATGATCTACTCCTTAACCGTATCGGTTCTTTTTGTTTTGCTCCGCTTCCCATCGATGAAAGTCATCCACCTCACTCACGACCGCTTTTGCGGCCGCGGGAATCGGTTTGATGGGGGCGGGAGCGCTGGTTTTTGTGGTGGGTGCAACGCTTGAGATTCTGGATTCAAGCCGGACGATTTCGCGCTCTTGCGCTTTGGGCGAAAGCTGGTAGATCCGCAAGGCTTCGGCGGGGTGCTTCGCCAGGTAGTACGCGATCTCTGGCCCGTTCTCGTTCTCCATGATGGCTTGA